CGGGAATGTGTCACCTATGTTCATTATGCAGATCAGAACTCTCGAATGGTGGCAGTCAAACGAGCTTCAGTTGGGAAGATGACACCCAACCTAGGCCTTAACGCGGCCAACGTCCCCCTATTACCTGATGGAGAGCGGATCATCTACGAGACGCATGTTAACGACGAAATCCCGAAAACGTCGAATGTCCCTCTGGGGCTCAACAAGCAAATCATTAGATTCAACCATATCCATAAAGGTCTTATCCTCACAAAGGATGGATCCGACATAGACCATCGTTTGTGAGCAACGAAGTTGCTTTTCTAACCACAGCTGGGACTCGATGGGTATTGGCGCAAAACCAATAGCACCATCGGCTACATGCTTCCTCATAGTTTCATCCACCCCGGCTGGCCAACTGACCGATGCAAAGTCATAATTCAGGCGCCTGTCGTCATAAGTGTTCAAGTAACGTTTGAAGTTTCGAAACTTCTTCGCCTGCATCTTGACACCTAATCTAAACAGACTATTAGCCAGCTCCGTGGTTACCGGATGACCCGGGCTCAGGTGGTACAGCGAAGCCGCAACACACTGATACAAATAACCACGTTTTCTTTCCCCTAAATTCTGAGCTTTCTTCAACCAAACCGACTTGAAAAATTTATGAACATTCAAAAATTTCTTTCCATCACAATACCTCACTTGAAGAAAGTCAGTGTCACCCAGACGGGTACCTATTACAGAAGTCCCTAAAGAGAAACCCAACTCAGCAGATGCCTCAACAATATCTGGAGGTGGACGACTAATCACTCCATCGTCACCTTCAAACACAGCCTTGAAATGGTAATTAATGTCAGGATTGGTCATAAACCAACTCAAACACAAATTAATCAATCCATTGCCAAACGATGTCCAGTAATCACCTGAACAACGCGTGTAAATACGATATTGCGAGCCACCATATTCCAAAACCCGACCCCGGTTTTGGCCAAAGCACAGAGATCTCATTGACCTCCATGTTTCAACAAAACCGCACTTCTTCAGAGCTTTGGACATAATCCGGTTCTCAATTTTCCTTATGTGTGGGGTCATAGAGGCCTCCCAAGAAGAATAATCAGTAACCATGTGAGGCCCGTCACACACTTCCGCCAATTGCGACAGAATCTCCTCAGTTGTCTTATGCTTGATAGCTCTATCATTAAAACTAGTATGAACCAGCCTTTCTAGAATATCAAGTATTTGGCAACAGGAAACAGCGTGATATGGGCTCATGGTCATAATCAATCTCGGTTTAGACCTCCCTGATTTCACATTGGACTCGCATTTCACGAAACACGAATGCTTCTTGAACTTATGCTCCCCTCTCAAAGCCTTCTCCCACCCTTCGATTTGCTTACTAATATAATTTTGAGTTTTCTTCCCTCTCATTAAACGTCTGTAAGCTTCGTCGCAAGGTTGCTCAACTAAACCGGTAGGATCCATCTCCAAAACCAACCTATCAACGACCTGAAAAGCGAATTTCAAAAATTCATCCAATCGATCATTGTAAAATGGCGCGGGTTTCATCGACCTACCAGCGAAGGCTACCAAAACAGTCTCTGCGTCAGTCGCGTTGATACGACCAGCCCCCAGAACACCCTGGCTAGTCACGACTGGATAATCGCAGATAGCTGCTTTTCTAGTCCGAGTTTCTTGATGTTTGTAACGCACCACCTCGTTCAAACTCATACCAACTATGAGATCTGGGTCGGGAAACTGCGCATTTGTCCCAGGATCCACGTAAGAAATCAATGGGGCAATACTCTCAGCGGCGTTGTCCACAGTGGTGTTCTTCAAGAACTCAACCGTCTGAGAGTAATCAGTTGTGAGCGGATCACGACCTATCATAGTCGTACGTCTCAGGGCGAACTGTGTCATATCCATAAATTTGGATGCCGCCCTGATCTCAATCGCCCACAACTTCGCAGCCTCTAACCCCACCCTAACCAGTTCCGATTTGTAGCCCATCAACCAAGAAAACCAAGAACTACAAAACACCAACCTGCCAAAAATTTGCAATTGACGAAGGGTGCTCTTCTCCATCAAAGCAAATTTTTCGTGAGCCTCAATAGGGTCCCTCTTCTCAACCACTGAACGAACATCACGCATGTCACCATAAGTCACATAACGCAAAAGGTTATAGTGATTCACGCACACACGGTACTTGAACCATCTAAAACCCCACTCAATCCAAATGTTTGAGAAATTTAAGACACTATCATTATTAACCGTCGGTTGGCCCATCAATAAGGCGTGGTGGATGCCATCGCCTTCTATTGCTTTAAGACATATAAAGCCCACACTCCCAGGCAAATTAGTAGCATGGATAATGCTTAAATCATCGTCTACCACAACGAGATCTAAGCCTTTCTCATTCACTATATTGCCCAAAGATTGTAGTGTATGCCCAAAAGGAGCCTCACCAACCAACAGATTAATATTCTCACGCAACCAAATATGGTCTTTGCCTAAAGCCATATAAATGGCTGTGGGCCCACACCATGGTGATCCCAAGCAATCAACAGGTTTTAGGGTGGGGACTACTGAGGCGAAATCAAGCAAGAGAGAATTGTTCAACACATACCTGTATTTGGGAATCTCCTCCCTAAAACGGATAGCGTCCGGCGGGCCATTACTCGAAAGATCATCATCTTTCTCCTCAATATCGGAGCCTAGATCACCTTCGAATCTCTCAGCAATCTGCCTATTAGCCATTGCTTGTTCATCATTGGCAACTAGCGGTCGATTCCTGAGCTTGGACCCCCCACCACAATTCTTATTTCTCACATTATTCCACCTCATCAAATCATCCTCTCCAGTCCACTCACCATGACTGCCACTGCAAGTGGAACTGAAGGAATGTAACGTACGTTTTCCCTCAGACGCACGCTCTAAGACACAAACAAGATTCATACAACCACACATATTTACATTGTTATTATTTACAAGTTCCCTTATCCCCGGGACAGAGGCGGTTTCACTGATATGAAACCAAACAATATATACACGTGCGCCCCATCAAACGGCTTGACAATAGATTCTTAACCGCGAGATAAACATGTTGTTAGAACCCCCATTTCCAGTGACGGTTGGGGTAACTTGCCATGTATACTTCGCGGTCGAGTCTCCAGTATCGGCAATCACAAAGCTGTAGCGGAACGTCTGAGAATTAGTAGTCGACTGGGAAGCTGTAGTAGCAGCTTGCTGGAAATATGCTTTTCCAGTAGTGTTCCAGTTAACAGAAGTTCCAACATTAAATTGGACATCACATTTAACTGTAGCAGTGCTGCCAGCTGCTCCCGTGTTGTTCGACAAAAATGCCTCAAACGTATAAAGAATGGTTGATCTTGGTAGATCCCACTCACCGTTATTCACATTTATGTATTTGGACAATTGAAGACCATCATGTGTAAACACAAAATTGTCTGTGTCCAAAGCCAATACGTAAGTCGTACCGTTTGCAGGTGCGGCGTAAAACGAACTCAAATTGTTAGCCAACTCCAACACACTAATGTTGGAACAACTGGGGACTAAGGGCATGACTATGGGGCTAATTAGCTCAACCTCATAATCAATCCAAAGCTGTCCCAGCCGTGAGCCGGTGTCGGTAGTCCCCGCTATTGCGATGAACATTTCGGCAACATCTGAAGTACGAATGTCACCTGCCTGAATAGAATTGCGTATGTACAGTGGTCTATTCAAACGGGCAGGCTTCAAAGCACAAGAACAATTCATGAAGACATTGCAAGATTGAGAATCCTCATATTGCAGCGCCATTGATTCACTGTCAGGTGGTCTTGTTTTTGAATCGTAAACAGGTATCATCATCAACTGACCTGGTGTGGTAGTTGGTGTTGATGCCACAAACTCAAAAGAAATCCTCCTGAACTTGTACTTCTCATACTGTGTTGCTTGTTCCGACAACCAAGGAAACAGTTCCTTATTGGCTGGGTTAACATAATAAGAGTTGGTTATGGAATACGCCGAAGATGATGTCACCAGGCCAATAAACTCCCTCTTGGTGACAACCACGGTGTTACCCGTGGTTCTTGTTTGGGGTCTCGAATACTTGACCATGGTTCCAGTGGCCACTGGAGCCTTGTATGTAGTAACACCCTTAGCAAGCTTGTTAACGTTAATACCAGTCTGAGCTGCTATAACGTCATTAAGTGCTCTGCCAGCCAGTTTCCTAGCCACCTTAGAGCCCTTAGAACCAAGCAAATTGTTAAGGATGTACTTCTTACCCTTGACATCGTCAGTATTCGTCCACTCACCATTGTTGCCATTGAGGAAGGCAACACTGGAACCGTGGGAAAATGCCAAACTATTTATCCACATTTGGCGTTGTGGGTCTGATAGCTCAAATCGACGCTCAGACAAACGTCTTTCCCGCCTCAACAATGGCGGGGCGAGGAAGGCAAGCGTGACATCACCTTCCCCTACCGGCATAGCCCTAATCCCTCTCAAAGCAGAATTCTCTCTCATCATGGACTACGTTTTCCCCTAAGCACCAGTTCTCCGTCATCATCTGCTATCGCAGACTAAAAAGGTAAATCATTCTAAGTTTAAATTAATTGTGTTTCTGAACTCTCAGTACAAGCACCACCTTCACGTTGGTGGGACGGTCAATCAGCGGCTTTCCTGTTCATATGCCAATCAACCGAATGGTGGAGCGATCTTTCATAAGCGGCGACCGGTTAGCTACCTACTTATGCCACTCTGCCAGCCATGGAACAACGGTTCCATAACAAGGTTCGACCCGTTTAATTCTACACCCAGTACTGCTCGCGGCACCTCACGCGGAATTAGGTATTACGCCCCTAACCCTTATCGACGTGATAACCGGCCTGGTTTCCCAGGACAAGACCACAAGCCCGAAGGATATTTGCCGTAGTTTTCTCACTGCCCTACTTTACGTGGCTTCCCTCATCGCACAATTAATTCTCCCTCGAACGAACATCACAAAGCTCGCGCTTGCTGTTCCCATCAACCATTTTAAAACTTGACCCGGATAGCCTATTATCGTCTCCTATTAAAGAAAGTCATTCCGTTTCCTCGGGTCCATTTATAAGGTCTCTGAAACCAGCGTGAGTCCTGTTTAACCCTAAACAGCTCGTGATGATTTCCTCCTCGTACTCACCGCAGTTCGGGACGCTGCGCGCGGGCTGTATCGTCGTACCCACGGTAAAACATATTGC